TACTTTAAATGCGCAATTTGAAAATGGTTATTGCTATCTCGGTTTATTTCAAGAACAATCTCGTGAGGAAATTAAGGAAAAATTAGGCCCTTGTCCTAGCATATTAAAGTTGGTTTCTGTTCCGGAAACTTTACGCGAACTCGCTATCGGAGGTCTTCACAAAGTTTTCCATGCAACAGCTAATTATCACATTTGTTACACACATAAGGGTTCTAATTTATGGTTTGAAATAAATAACCTTTATATACTGAATTCCGAACTCACTATAGGAGATAACGTAATTCCTTCTGGGAGAAGAAAATTTGTTACTAATAAAGTTCGTCATATCACTGTTTTATTACGGTGGATTTTTGATGTTTCTTTGCCAACTTTATGCCTTGTCTATTTGGTACGAGGAGCTTTGTTCGACATAGTTCAAACTTACTTTAGTATAGCTTTTATATTTCTCGCTTTTTCGTCAGCAATTTTCTTCGATGCTATGAATCCATCAGCTACTCGATGGATTTTGAGACAGATGCCAGCTGGTGTTGGAGATTTTCTTTGTCTTATGTCACAATCTCTATCTTTAGGATCACGCGGTAGTTACACAACGTTGGTTTTTTTTTATCTCGGATTTTTGATTCGCTCTTTCGCAACTATAATACTTATATGGCGACAAATTAAAGAGGCTAGAAGTGTTTGTAACGATTTTACGATATACTTACGAGAAGCGACGGTAAGTATGGTTGACACCATTAGAAGTTTGTTACAAGGACGAAGATATCAGAGTAGTCAAATTATTGTGTCTAAATGGGTTAAAAATTTCGTTAATTGCGTCGCTCATTTAGTCAACCTTATCGCTTTGAGCTGCTTTAAAGGGAAGAAACAAAAGGATTTAGAGTCGATTGCTTCCAGCCTCAAAGTAATTTCCCAAACTGTGGACGTTCCCGCTGCTGTTGAAAATTTATTCTCTAAATTGCAAGTTGACGACGATATCGTCATTGAAGAAGCTGACCACATCGATTATTCTGGCTTCGATATTCTTGATGAGAATGGTGAAGAACGTTCATTTCAAGCTGCGGACGAAATACCTCCTAACTCGAAAAAACATTTAGTAACCAGGGGCAATATTGAAACTATTGGCAAACGCATTTTTGAAGAACCTCTAGGAATAATACATGTTATCACAGCAGCTACAGGAACAGGAAAATCCACAGCTGTTCCATATTATTTGTCTCAACAAACTCGAAAAGATGTTTACATTATAATCCCGAATATCGCTGCCACACATTCCTCAGCTAAAGTTATTAAAAGTCGTTTTGGTGTCGCGCCTCACGTTCGCGCAGATTCGCAATATACTGAAGGAGACACTAACATATGGTTATGTACAGCTAAGAGTTTTGCCATGCAACTCATTACATCACCATCAAAGTTGTCAAAAATTGGTGCAATCATTTTTGATGAAATGCATGTTAACAATGCTGAGAACGATTTATTCAGGAATCTATCTCCCCGAATTTGTACAAAGATTCCAACTATCTGGTCCTCAGCGACTTTCGCCACGTCTTTCACTTTACCAACTGACTTGACCTTTCGTGTGCACGAACGTATAGCACCCGATATTACTCTTGAAAAAATTTTTACAAAAAAAGCTGTCACAAAAGGGGTGAGTTTAGATACTGTTTATGGACGATATCTAATTTTTTGTGCTTCTATTCGAGACACCGATATCATTAAAAACAGATTTAAGCGATCAAAAATTCTAGCATTTAGTGTTTCTAGCGTTAATTACCAGACTGAAATGCCTAAAATTGAGAAAGCTCTCAAAGACATAAATATTAAAACTGTTATTGTCGCTGCTACGCCCTGTTTGGAAACTGG